TTGATAGTAATAACAAAATTAATTGAAAATAATATGCTAAAAGATGAAGACAGAAATATCATTAAATTAATAACAGACTTGGACAAAACAGATGCTATTGCTGCACAAGAAATGTTAAAAGACTCATTACATGTAGTTGAAGAAATAGACAAGAAATGAAATGTAAAATCTAATTAAACTAAACCTAAAAGGGTGGACAGTATTCATAACGAATATTGTACCACCCTCTTTTATATCTATAACAAATGATTACCCAAACCGACACATAAAGACGAAAGAATGTTGTGGCGTTATATTTCACACGTATGTACCCACACATTCGAGTGGGTTCCTCACTTGCAGATACCTAATAACTTATACATTTAAGTACACACTCTTTACATTGTAAGTCCTTAAATCTCAAATTACCATGTTCAAAGAAGAACCTAATTGAAGTTAAAAAACCACTGTTTCTTTTTAGCATTACATAATTAATATTATGGTCTTCAGTTGTAACACTTATCTTGTAAGGAAATGTTTCGTCACCGTTCGTATCACAATAAATTATTCCCTTATCAGTGTACTCCCTTAGTGCATAGAATTTACCATTATATTTCAATGTAGCTAAATAATATGATTTACCCTTTGGACGTTCAATAAATGCAAGGTTGTCATTAAGATATACACCCTGGCTTGCATAAGCACCATAACTTTCATTAGCAAATGCTTTGTTAAACTGTGAACTTTCTTGAGCTAAACAAGCGGACTCATTGAAACCATTTTCTAGTACGAAACCTTCACCACGTAAGAACTTAGTATCTTCGTGTATTCTTGAACTAATATTAAGTGCAACGTAATAAGGGTTTATAAGGGAAACAGGGTTACTTATCATGTACACTGGCACACGTCTAACTTGTTCACCCTGACCACGTGCTATTGAAGTATGAATGGACATAAATTTTCTAACTTCTTCTGAACAATAATGATTAGTTTCTGACTGAAATTCATCGAACATCATTGAACTAACGTCAGAAAAATAGTGACTGTATTTTTTAATCTGGTCTGCATTATTTATTGACACAGCATAACCGCAAGTAACGTCATTTAATAGTAATGTATGAAATACACCATTTGCTTGTCTAATACTTGTCATAGTGTCACCTTTAAAGAACAACGTATTAATGTCCTTAAAGAACTTCTGTGCACATTCATCTAGTTCATAGTTGAACCTATAAACTAGGCAAAATTTTTCACCATATTTCTTAAATCGGTTTACTAATAAACGTGAAAAGAATGTAGTTTTGCCAGCACTACGATTTGATGTACAAATGTAAATCTCTGGTTTATTTCCATTAATATCACTTAACGATAATAGTTTTGTACCATTGTAATAAATTGGTTCAACCATATAAATCTATCTCCCTTGTATTATTTACATTTTTATTATATCATTGACTTATAGAAATGTAAAGTAAATCAAATTATGATGGAGGTACAAACATGGCAATAATTGATGGTACATACAGAGATGAAAGATATGGACAAGCAATCTACAATTTATTAATGGCACATTTTCATAATGATATTGGTGTGAGTGGACTAATGGGTAACTTACAAGCTGAGAGTTATTTAACACCATATCGTATGCAATCAGAACTCAGTGAAAGTGCAGATATAAGTCTCAGCTATGCAACTGATGTAGTACAAGGAAATATTACAAAATCACAATTCATCGCAAAAGACCAAGACAGTATATGGTATCATGGTGTTGAATATAAAGGAGTTGGTTTTGGTCTAGCACAATGGACTTGGTTTAGTAGAAAAGAAGCACTATACAATTGGAGAATATCAAACGAATTTATTGACTTTGGTGTAAATTGTACTGTATCATTCTTGATACATGAACTTAGTACAAACTATCCTGAATGTTATGACATTGTTATGAATGGTACAAATCTCAAAGCTGTTTCAGATTATATACTAGCAAATTTTGAAAATCCTGGAGACCAAAGTACTGAAATGAAGTTACATAGATATAGACTAGCTGCTGCAATTCTTAATGATTATGGCGGACATACACCAGTCGTTACAAGTACAAGAAAAACAAAATATCCGTGGGTACTTTTTAAATAATGACAAAGTGCAGACCTATTGACATATATTATAAGTAGAATTATAATTAAATTATGAGATGTATTACAACTTTATTCGCACCAAGTTTACATATTCATAGGGGATAGTATACTATAAAGTAAGTACATTGATTGCACATTATTGGTGTCAAGAATTTGACATAATATGATTGGAGGTTTACATAATGGCAGTACTAAATAGTGAGGAATATAAAAGCACTATTGAAAAGATTGTAGGTGATGACTTATCAGATGACAACTTAAAAATCATGGAAGATTTAACAGACACCTATAATGACTTGCAAAGCAAAATCACTGAGCAAGGTGACTACAAAACTAAATATGAAGAAAACGACAAAGCTTGGAGAGAGAAATATGCTAGTCGTTTCATGGAAGGTGGTACAGAGGAAACAGATAATAATTCTAATGTTCCACAGAAAAAGAGTTACAAATATGAAGATTTATTTCAGACAGAGTAAAGGAGATTAAGTACAATGGCTAAAAGAATTAGTGTTACAAAGTTAAACGCTAGTACTATTGATATTTTAAATACAATTCGTGCAAACGCTAGTGCAGAATATCAGTCACTTGTTCCTGAGATTGAACAGGCTACAGATATTCCTGCTGTTGGTGAAGTGTTGTACGGTTATCCAGCACTAGCTAATCAGTTTATTAATGCACTTGTTAATAGAATTGCACTTGTAAGAGTTAAGAGTGCTACATTCAACAATGCATACGCTAAATTTAAGAAGGGTTACCTTGAATTTGGTGAAACAGTAGAAGAAACATTTGTAAATATTTGTAAGGCTAGAGAGTTCAGTGTTGAGAAAGCTGCTAGTAGAGAGTTTAAGCGTTCATTACCAGATGTTCGTACTGCTTTCCACGCAATTAATTACAGAGTTCAGTATCCTATCACTATCCAGGACGAAGACTTAAGAATGGCATTTTTAACTGCTGAAGGTGTGCAAGATTTAATTGCTAAAATCGTGAACTCAGTTTCAGTAGCACAGGAGTACGATGAATTTTTACTATTCAAGTACTTAATTATTAAGGCTGTTACAACTGGTAAGATGACACCAATTTCAGTTGGCGATGGTACAGACTTAAAGGAAATTGCAGCTAAATTTAGAGGTACTTCTTTAAAGCTACCGTTTATCTCAACTAAGTACAACCTTAGCGGTGTTCATACTAATACAAAAATCGAAGACCAGGCTATTTTCTTAGACACAGATTTTGAAAGTCAGTTCGATGTAGAAGTACTAGCTAGTGCATTTAATATGGACAAGGCTACATTCTTAGGAAACCGTGAAAGTATTGATGATTGGACAACATTTGACAATGACAGATTTTCAGAAATTATGAAAAATACTACAATGCTTGAACCCGTTACAGATGAAGAGTTAGCAATCATGGCTAATGTTAAGGGTGTACTTGTAGATACAGAATGGTTCCAGGTTTATGATAATCAGAATAAGTTCACTGAAAAGTACGTAGCTAGTGGTGAATATTGGAATTACTTCTACAATGTTTGGAAGACTGTTTCATCTTCACCATTCTCAAACGCTATCGTGTTTGTTACAACAAATGCTACAACAACTTTACCTAACACAATTACACTTAATATTGAAAGCATTGAGAAGTCAGATGTAGCTACAATTATCACATTTAATCGTGATATTACTACACCATCTGTACAGTCAGACGCTATCAATTTTGTGTACACTAAGAGACAGGCTGAAAGAGGTGTAGCTGTACATAAATATGGTGCTTACATTATACCTGCTAGTGATGAACTTGATGCACTTACACCACAGTTTGAGATTAAGGGTACAATGTACACTGCTGAGTCATTAACAGTATCAACATTAGCTGTTGGTAATACAGTAACATTTACAAAGCAGTCCTAATATAGCTTGCTAGAAATTTTTGCCTTCTTTAAGATACAAGGTAGTACACTGGTTTCCTCTCAAATTGACTTACCAGTGTGGGTTAGGGTGGGTAGTTATAAAAGGAGAAAAAGTATGAGTATTATACAACCAAATGGTAAAATATGGTTATGCAAGAATGTACCATTAAATCCATCTATGAGTGATACATTGTACTTCTTGAGCGAAAGTGATAGATATAATTATTTTATAAATCATAGTGATATTAGTTTTACAAACGTATCCTATATGAGAGTACAAGACGGTGTCATTAGGTTACAAGTAAATCCTGAAAGAGTGTACAACTATAACTATATGATGTTTACTAATACAGGGTTTAGTAATAGGTACTTCTTTGCATTTATAATTGGTGTA